CTCGACTGGCGAAAGCGGGGGGATGATGGAAGCCGCCCTGACCGCTTACCTGCTGTCTCAGACGGCGCTCATGACCGCGATCGGCAACCGCCTGACCTGGGGCCGTCGCGAGCAAGGCAAGCCCCTGCCCGCTATCGTTCTGCATCGTGTTGACGGCGTTCCCGACTATCACGCGACGGCGGCGTCCGGACTTGTCGAAAGCCGCATTCAAGCGGACTGCTGGTCGGCGTCGCTGGAAGAAGCACTGGCCGTTGCCTCGGTGCTGGAAGCCGTCACCTCGGGCCAGCGCTTCGTTCAGGGCGATGTCCGGTTTGACGCCATCCTGATCGCCGATCAGCGGCAGGACACCTTCGACGAGACGGGCGGCGCGCTCTACCGCGTCTCCCTGGACCTGTCGGTTCATCACGCCCGCGCGGCGTAACCCTTCCCGGCCCCGGCCGGTCACCCGCCATCGCTAGGGAGACCCGCCATGGCTGCTACCAAGGCTGTGAAAGGCTTCGGCCTGCTTGCCGAATACCTCGCCACTGCACCCTCGACCTACGCCCAGATCGGCGAGCTTCTGTCCGCGACGCCGCCTCAGAAGTCGCGCGAAACCATCGACGCGACGCACATGCAGTCGCCGGGCGGCTATCGCGAGTTCATCTCGTCGCTCCGCACGGGCGGCGAGTCCACGCTGACGTTCAACTTCACGCCCGAAGGCTATCAGGTGCTGGAGGGCATGTTCGACGACGACGATCCGGCGACCTTCCGCATCACCCTGTCGGATGGCTCGACGATCAAGTTCGACGGCCTGGTCACCGAACAGCCGATCGACGACATCGCCATCGACGACAAGGTCGGCATGTCGGCGACCATTCAGGTCACCGGTCCCGTCACCTTCACCGAGCCCGCCTGATGGCCAACCCTGTTCGCGGCGAGGTTGAGTTTGAAGCCGAAGGCCAGACCTACACCATGGTCTTGGACTTCAACGCGCTCTGCGATCTGGAGGGCGACTTCCCCGGCATCATGTCGGGCGGCGTCGAACTGTCCAGCCCGCGCGCGGTACGCAGCGTGTTCCGCTCGGCCCTGGCCAAGCACCACCCCGGCATCGAAGAGCGAGAGGCTGGCGATCTGATCCAGATCGTCGGCATCGCAGCGGCGGCCGAGCTGGTGGCGAACGCGTTCAAGGCGTCGTTCCCCGCCGAGGCCCCCAAGGGAGGAAAGACCCGCCCCCCGGCAAAGTAGAGGCGTGGTCGTGGGATCGGAGCCTTGGCCTATGGGTGGAGGCCGGCTTCGATCCTGACGCCTACTGGCGTCAAACGCCGCGCCTCTTCGACATCGCCATCCGCGCCCGCATCCGGGTCAAGGAACAGGATCAACAGGGGCGAGCCTGGCTGGCCTGGCACATCGCGGCCCTGCCGAAGATGAAGCGCTTCCCCAGCCTGAAGGATTTGCTCGGCATCAAGCGGGTCGTGCGCAAGCAGACGCCCGATCAGATCGAGGCGGGCCTCCGCAGGCTGTTCAAGATGTCGAGGGCGGATTGGTCAGCGCGGAAGGATCAACGCCTGAAGGTGACGCGGTCGGAGTAGTCTGGAGAGACCGGCGTCACGCCACACAAGTCCCGCAGGTCGGCGTCATCAGATGGATTGCCCGCAACAACCAAAAGGCTTTCGGCCCGACCGTTGCCCAGGACACCGAAGCGCTGCCAGCCAACGTAGGCCCCCATCCTATTACGGCCATTGAACAGGCCGCAGATTCGTCCAGCGTCGGCAGTCACATCTTTGAAGCGGGTGCTCGGGTAATCCAGCATTTGCCGGTCGAGCAGCGAGCGGGCCCGCACGAACTGAGCTTCAGTCGGTTCTGTTTGTGTTGGAACCGGCACCGAAGCGGTCTGCCCCAACGCGGTCAAAGCCGCCAAGATCGCGATTTTCATCCCCTCAGTAAGAACCGCGCGGCCCTTTCGCGCAAGGAGGCTCCATGGCGACAGCAACCGTCGGCGCCCTCCGGGTTGATCTCGGGCTTGATGCGGCCGCCTTCAAGGACGGCCTGACAGGCGCCCAAAAGGAGATGAAGAAGGCCAGCGACCGCATGAAGGCGGTCGGCGCCAACATCGGCAAGGCGGTCGTTGGGATCGGAGTCGCCTTTGCCGGCATGGCCACCATCGCAGGCGGCGCGATCGCGGGCGTGGGTTCGGCCCTGAACACGATCACGAAGGATCTGGTCGAGCTTTCGGCCGAGGCCAAGACAGCCGGCCTGTCGTTCGAGTCCTTCCAGACCTGGCAGTATGTGGCCAAGCAGGCGAACGTCAGCATTGAGGCGCTGACGGACGGCATGAAGGAGATGCAACTCCGCGCCGATGAGTTCGCCACGACGGGCGCTGGATCGGCCGCCGAGGCATTCCAGCGCATCGGCCTGAGCGGAGCGCAGCTCAAGGAGGCGCTGAAGGACCCCTCCGCCATGTTCGATGACATCCTTGCTCGGATGCAGAAGCTGGACACAGCCGCGCAGATCCGGGTCGCGGATGAGATTTTCGGCGGCACGGGCGGCGAGCAGTTCGTTCGGCTCTTGAGCCTGGGAAGTGACGAGATCGCCAAGATGAAGGAGCAGTTTGTCGCGAGCGGCGGACTGATCCCAGAGGCACAAGTCGAGAAGGCGCGAGCCTTCCAGCAAGCGATCGATCAGCTGAAGGCCTCGTTTAGTGGGATGGCGATCAATGCCCTGATGGATTCGGGCGTGGTCGAGTGGTTCACCGCCATGATCCCGAAGGTCATGCAGTTCGCTCAATCTGCGCAGGGCAGTGTCGCGCCGGCACTGGCGGCCATGCAGAAGGCCGCCGCCGACATCGCGCCGTGGCTCCAAAAGATCGGTCAGGCCTTCATGGAAGGGCTGGGCCCGATGATCCCGCCGCTGATGAAGGCGGTTCAGGACGCTTTCACCGCTCTGATGCCTGTGGCTACCGAGGTGTCCAAAGCGCTGATCGGCGGGTTTGGTCCGATCCTGCTGACCGCCCTTCGGGCCGTCGCGGCAACGGTCACGTCCGTCTTCAGCATCGTGGGGCAAGCGCTTCGCGTGATCGGCGCTCTGCTGAAGGGCGACTGGTCGGGCGCGTGGAATGCGGCCGGCTCTCTTGTCATGGAGGTCTTGCGGAGCATCGCGCGGATCGTCGAGGCGCTGTTCCCCGGTATCACCGAGCACGTGCGCAAGATGGTCCAGGGCGTGACCAACTGGCTGAGCGGCAAGCTGTTCGATGTGCTCGAAGGCGTTATCCGCAAGGTGAAGTTCGTCACCGACGCCATCTTCAAGCTGTACGACGCGGTCGTCGGTCACTCCTACGTGCCCGACATGGTCATCGAGGTCGGCCAGTGGATGGCGCGGCTTCAGGACGTGATGGTCGATCCGACGCAGCGTGCAACAGCTCAGACGGCCCAGTATTTCGAAGATCTGCATCGCCGCGTCCAAGGCGTGATGCAGAGCCTCATGACGGATGAAGAGCGCGCTTGGCTCGATCACCAAGAGAAGATCGCAACGCTCCAAGAGCAGATCGCAGCTGGCGGGCCCGCGGCTGACGTAGCCAGAACCTTTCTTGCGCGGGAAAATGCTGGCTGGGACGCGAGAGGTTTGTCCGTCGGCCCGGGGATGGACATCAAACCCCTCAGCGACGCCAGCGCCGACGCGCTGAACGAGACGATGCGCGGCATCCAGCAGAAGATCCACGACAGCCGCGAGTCCTTCGCGGACGCCTTCGAATACGGCATCGACAGCGCCCTGCGCGGCGACTGGAAGGGTGTCCTCTCGGCAGCGGTCGGCGACAGCTTCCGCGATGGTCTGAAGAACCTCGGACGGATGCTGTTCGACGCCCTGGGCAAGGGCAATCCGGGCGGGGGCGGCGGTATCAACCTGTCCGGTATCTGCAGCGCGATATCCAGCTTCTTCAGCAAGGGCATTCCCGGCTTCTCGACAGGCGTCAGCAACTTCGGCGGCGGGTTGGCCTACGTTCACGGCGGCGAGGTGCTGGCGAACCTGGCTCCCGGCACCGATGTGATCCCGAAGCGTGAGGTCGGCCGGCTTGGACGTGGCGCCTCAAGAGGCACAGAGGGTCAGAAGGTCTTCGATCTTCGCGGCGCCGTCCTGACAGCTGACCTGCTTCGTCAGATGAACGCGATGGTCGAGAGCGGTGAGGCGCGCGTTCGTGGCGACCTTCCCGGCCTTGCCGTGAATGCCGTCCGCGACGCCCAGGAAAGGTTCGCCTACTGATGGCCATCACCTTTCCCCGGCCTATGCTGCCCTATGGCCTGAACGTGCAGACGTTCGAGCTTGACCGGATCGACTATCTGTCGCCGACGGTTGGGGCTGGCATCGGAGCCGTCACGGCAGGTACCCCGCTGTGGTCTGCAAGCTGGTCACTCTCGGGAATGTCCGAAGACCGCATGGAGGAATGGCGAGCCTGGCTGACCAGCCTTCGTGGCTCGCAACGGGCCTTCTTCGGAGGCGATCAGCGCCGCCGCGTCCCTCGCGCATATCGCACGACAGGGCTGCCGGCTGGGTTCAACGGGGACGCGACGGCTTGGTCGGTCAACGCTGATCGTGACGTCCTTACCCTCACCCTGCCCAACGGCTTCACGCTGCTGACCGGCGACTATGTCGGCTTCAGGTGGGGATCGAACGGCCGAACCAAAGTCAGGCTTTTGGAGCCGCGCGTGGGAACGGCCGCTGTCGCAGTCGAGCCGCCTCTTCCGCCCCTCGTCCCACTCAACGCCGTGGCCTACGTCCTCAATCCCGTCTGCATCATGAAGCTGATGCCTGACACCGATTTCGGCTCAATCGACGTCAGCCGACAGATGACCGGTCGCATCAACGCGATCCAAGACCTGCGCGCCTAGAGGTTTCCATGAAGATCTATAGCGCCGAGGCGCTGGCCGCGATGGCGGCCGGCACCGCTGTCGTGTCCGCGGCTGGCTGGTTCGGCGGCGCCAACCCGATCGGTCTATGGAGCGGTCATGGTCCCCTCGCCTTTTCCGACAATGGCGTCGCTCGGGCATTCCAGGGCATCGGAGACAGAGACTTCGCAGCCGTGTCCGGCGGAGCAATCGGCGGTGGCGAGCAGGGTCTCAGCCTGACCTTGTCTGGCATTGAGCCGACCGTCGCCGCCAACCTCGACCTCGAAACCCTGCGCCGGGTGCCGGTGATCCTTTGGCGCCTGGTCTTTAACGGCGCCGGGACGCAGCTTCTCGATGCAAGGGTTCATTTCCGAGGCCGGGTGGACAAGGCCGATCTCGACGAGACCCCAAAAGGCACATCGGCGCTAAAGGTGAACGTCGAAGGCGCCGCCCGTGGCCAGGGCCGCCGTTCGGAGCGTATGCGCACCGACGCGGACCAACGCCTGATCAGCGCGACAGACAGCGCCCTTCGCCGTGTCTCCTATGCCGGCGAGAAGACCATTTACGCCGGCGGAAAGCCCCCCGAGCAGGCCGGCAACGCCTTCAAGGGCGTCACCCCGGGCCAAGCGGCCGGCATCTCATTCCTGACCAGGGGAGCGATCAATCTATGACCCGCGACCCGCACGCCCTCGTGGCGTTCCTCGAAAGCCGCGAGGACTGGACGTTCGGCTACGGCGCCGGACCAAAGGTTCACGACTGCGCCCGCTTCTTCTC